CAGTGATTGGTGTGGCAGTAGGTAATAAATTTATGGTCATAGATGAAATCGCAAAAAGTCACGACACCGACAGCATTGCAAAGGAGATCAAAGGTAGATACCCTTTCAACAAAATTTATATCTATCCTGATGCGTCAGGTGGAAACAGAAGTACAAATGCTACAAAGACCGACATCCAAATATTAGAAAGTTATGGTTTTGTTAATCAGTCAGCACTATCTAATCCCCCTGTAAGAGATAGGGTTAACTCTGTACAAGGATTGCTCTTAAATGGAAAAGGTGAAACAAGATTAATGGTTTCTAAAAAAGCTGTAAAATTAATTGAATGTTTAGAATTACAAAGTTATAACGAAAGAGGTGAACCAGACAAAGATGCAGGGTACGATCATATGAATGATGCGCTTGGTTATATAACTTGGCGATTGTTCAATCCCCTACATATGGGTGCTGGTCGCAAAACTGGTATTAGGCTTTATTAAGATTATTGTCTAAACTATAAACAAACAATGGAGCAAAACTGTGTATTCTGGTTATAGTCATTACAACAGACAAACAGCAGGTAGTAGGGGTACAGAAATAAACGACCCGAATAATACATGGTTTCAGCAAGAACCCCATTGGATACTTATTGAAGATTTACTAGGCGGTACATATCAGATGCGTTCAAAGCATAGAAAGTATCTTATGCAAGAACCTAGAGAGTTAGATGAAAGTTATGACAACAGATTGGCTCGTTCTGTCTGTCCACCTTATTTTTTAAGGTTAGAAAGGATGCTTGCTGGTATGCTGACTCGCAAACCAGTAAGACTAAATGAGACAGGTGATTCCATAAGAGAACAATTATTTGACGTAGATTTACAAGGTAACGATCTTAATGTTTGGACATATGAGACTGCTAGAAAAATGATTCGTTATGGCCACATTGGTGTTTTAGTAGATGCACCAACGAGTGGTAGTAATGGCAGGCCATATTGGGTTACATATACACCAAGAGATATTCTAGGTTGGCGAACAGAAATGATAGATGGTGAAATGCAGTTTACACAATTAAGGTTACAAGAAAAAGTATCTGAACCAGATGGATTGTATGGGGAAAAGATTGTAGAGCAAGTTCGTTTACTTACGCCCGGTAATTTTGAAATACATAGAAAAGCAAAGACAGGAAAGTTTGTAAAAGTAGATGAGGGAACAATGCCAGTAGACAAGATACCCTTTTCTGTTGCCTATTCAAACAGAATAAATCTTCTTGATTCAAGACCACCAATGGCAGATATAGCTGAATTAAATTTAAAAGCTTATCAAATACAATCTGATCTAGATAACCAATTACATATTTCTGCAGTACCTATGTTGGCGTTTTATGGCTTTCCACAAAATGCTGAAGAAGTATCTGCTGGCCCCGGTGAGGCAATTGCTTTTCCACCTGATGGTCGTGCTGAATATATTGAACCTGCTGGAAGAAGTTATGACGCACAGTTTCGCCGACTTGATAGGCTTGAAAGTCAAATAAATGAACTTGGTCTAGCAGCAGTACTTGGACAGAAACTATCTGCAGAAACAGCAGAAGCAAAACGTATAGATAGGTCACAAGGTGATTCAACCATGATGGTTGTTGCACAACAGATGCAAGATATGATTGATAATTGTCTTGCGTTTCATGGGCAATATATAAATGCTGAAGCTGGTAGCTGTTTTGTTAATAGAGACTTTCTATCACAAAGACTTGAGCCACAAGAAATACAAGCACTTCTTACTCTTTACACATCTGGTTCTATTACACAAAAAACACTTCTTGATCAACTTACTGAGGGTGAAGTTCTTGGTGATGAGTTTGATGTTGAGGAAGAATTAGAAGCAACACAAACTGGTGGTATGGTTGAAATGGCACAGCCAAAACAAGAGGCTGAACCTGAAGAACCTGAAGAACAAGAACAAGATGAAGAGTAATTTATGTCAACACCCGAAACTTTTTACAGAGAGGCGATTGACTTAAACCGCTACAGCAACCAAGTTGCTAGACAGATTGTAACGAATTACAACAATGTAATTTTAGATTTAACAAATAAATTAGCGACTATAGATGAAGTAACAGCGCCAGCTACCGTTGCAAGAATAAGAGCAATGCTGGTACAGATGAAAGAAAGTTTAGAGAGTTGGTCAAATGAAAGTGCAGTTTATTTAGCAGATGAACTACAAGGTCTAGCTTTATTTCAAACAGAATTTGTAAAAGACCAACTTGAAAGGGTATTACCAAAAGGTACTGTTGGTGTTAACTCTGTAGAAATATCGCCAGACTTTGCTCGTAGTATTGTATTTACTGACCCTACAGAAATAAATATATTAACGTTGCCAACTGATTTAGAAACTACTGTACAAAGATCTTTCAATCTAACCGCAGCTAAAGGTTCAGCTATAACATTACCTAGCGGTCAAGTAGCACAAAAAGCTTTTAGAGGTATATCTACAAAGCAAGCAGAATTAATTTCAAGTCAAATTCGTATTGGTATTACAGAAGGGGAGTCTATACCAAAGATCGCAAAAAGGTTAAGAGGCAGATTGCAGTTTGGTGCAAATCAAGAAATGACTGCAAAAGCACAAAGACTTGCTGGTGGTGAAGGAATGAAGCTTGCTAATAACCAAGTAATGACTATTGTTCGTACATCAGTTAACCAAGTACAAAATTCTGTAAACCAAGAAACGTATGCAGCTAACCGTGATGTAACCCAAAGATATGAATATGTTGCAACTTTAGATTCTAGGACAAGTGCTATTTGTGGAAGTTTAGATGGAAGAATTTTTAAGTATGGAGAAGGTCCAATGCCACCACAACATTTTAACTGTAGATCAACAACTGTTCCAATCATAGATGATGATGATTTGCGAAGACGTTTTCCTGATACTAGGCCAAGTGCTACTGGTAGAGTCCCCCAAGGTGTTAATTATGCATCTTGGTTAAAAGATAATCCTTCAATACAACAACAGGCACTAGGAAATAAAAAAAGATTTTTTAATTATCTTATTGATAAAAAAAATAAAAGTCCAAGAGAGGCTTTGCGATTAATAATAAAAGATGATGGAACAGAGCTACCATTAAAAGAGTTAATAAAAAAATATCCAAATGCCACTTAGAAAAGGTAAACAACCAAAGACAATAACAGGTAATATTAGGCAGCTTATTCAAGAAGGATACTCAAGAACCCAAGCTGTTGCTATTGCTTTGTCAAAAGCTGGTAAGAAAAAGAAAAAAACAAGACGGAAAACAAAATAAAAGATATGATGGATATAGCTACTAAATAAAATTATGCCAATGGGGAAAGGTACCTATGGTACAAAAGTCGGTAGACCACCGAAGAAGAAAAAGAAAAAGGGTGGTAAAAAATAATGGGAAAGACATTAGCTGAAAGACTATCTGAAGCAAAAAAAGCAGCACAACCTAAAAAACCCAAGAAAGATGCGAAAGCTAAGAAGGGTACCTAAGGATAAAAAAACTGGCATTGCTAAAAAGTATTTGTCAGGTTCAAGAAACCGTGCTGCAAAAGCTGCTGAAATTAAACGAACATCAGAGCTTTATAAAAAAGGTGCTTATATTGATATAAAAGCTGTACAAAAATCCAGAGTTGCCCAAGATGTCACAAAAAAGCAGAAGAAAACCACTAAGCGAAAGCGTAAAAAATAGCCTTAAAAAAAAGGCTGAAGGTACAAAGTTTAAATATGGTGAACTTGCAAAAGTTTATCGAAAAGGACAGGGCGCATATCTTTCTGGCGGTTCTCGTAATGTACCAATGGCAGCATGGGCGATGGGAAGAGTAAATAGTTATATGAGAGGTGATAAAGCAAGAACAGTTGATATGGCTATCTACAAAAGCTATAGAAGAAAATGAGTGACCCACGTATAAAAAGATTTGGACTTGCTGGTTTTAATAAACCAAAGAGAACACCAAACCACCCAAAAAAGTCACATATTGTTTTAGCAAAGGAAGGTGACAAGATAAAGCTAATAAGATTTGGTATGCAAGGTGCAAAAAATAAACCGCCAAGACAAGGTGAATCTGCAGCAGACAAGGCAAAGCGTAGATCATTCAAAGCAAGACACGCAAAAAATATTGCAAAAGGTAAAATGAGTGCTGCGTTTTGGGCTAATAAAGTCAAATGGTAAATTATCTGATATATTGTTTTTTAAAGGCTACGCTTTAATTTATGTCAGAAGAAACCAAGGAAGTGGCTACGCCACCAACACCAAACAACCAAGAAGTTGAACAGTTAAAAGAATCAATAAAAAAATTAGAGGCCAAAAATTACGAACTTATAGGTAAGCTTCAAAACCAAAAAAAAGAGACCAAAGTACCAGAGGATTATGAGTCTTTGTTAGCATTTAAACAAAAACACGAAAGGGAACAGCTTGAAAGTGAAGGAAAATACACAGAAGCTACACAAAAATTAGAACAGCAATACAGAGATAAATCTGCAGAAGATAAAAAAAAGATTGAAGAATTAACAATAAGAAATAGGGAACTTGAACTTATAGCACCAGCTATGCAAGCTCTGTCTGAAGTAACACATGACCCTGAGTTGGTATTAAATAATCTTGTACCAAAAGACCAGATGCAAATCAAAGAAGGCATACCAGTTGTAATTGATGGTTATGAACAATTACCTGTACAAGAATATGTAAAAAATAAATTAGAAAAAGAAAAACCTTATCTGTTAAAAAATAAATTGCCTACTGGTGGTGGCGCACCTATATCAAGACCAACCTCTGATAATTTTTCAGAAGATATGTTAAAACCATTTCTAAAAGCATCAGAAGATATTACAGAACAAGGACGAATTTTTAAGACATATGGAAAAGAAACTTGGCAAAAATTGAGAGATATTGCTAAAACACGTTAATATATAATTATTAGGCAAAGCTACGCTAAGTCAAATAGGGTTACGCCCACACCGTTAAAATTATTTTTCAGGACATGGCAGTTCTAAGGAGTGATATTATCATCCCTGAGATATTTACGCCTTATGTCATTGAACAGACCACTCAGCGAGATTCATTTCTTGCAAGCGGTGTGGTCGCACCAATGGCAGAGCTAAATGCAACAGAGGGTGGTGATTTCGTAAATGTTCCTTTTTTCTCCGCTAACTTAAGTGGCGATTTTGAGGTTCTTTCAGATTCTTCTTCATTGACACCCGGCAAAATTTCCACTGACAAACAGATTGGAGTTATTTTGCACAGAGGTCGTGCTTTTGAATCTCGTGATTTAGCTGCACTAGCAGCAGGTTCAGACCCAATGGCAGCAATCGGTCAAAAAATCGGTGCTTACATTGCGAACCAAAGACAAAAAGATTTACTTGCTTGTCTTGATGGAGTATTTGGTTCTGTTAATTCAACAGATTCTAATGCTGCATTTTTTGGTCTTACTATTGATGGTGGTTCTAGTGATACACCAACTGGTTTATCTCCTAGACACGTTGCAAAAGCAAGATCAATTCTTGGCGATCAAGGTGACAAACTAACAGCCGTTTGTATGCATAGCAAGGTATATTATGACCTTGTTGAAAGAAAGATGGTTGATTATGTTCTTGCATCTGATGGAAACGGCGGTTCTGCAACTGCATCTGGTGGTTCTATTGCTGGTGCATATGGTGGAGACAATACAGTTCCAACATATTGCGGACTTCGTGTAATTGTTTCAGATGACGTTTCTACTGCTGGCAGTGGTTCATCAACTGAGTACAGTACATATTTCTTTACTGCTGGTGCAGTAGCAAGTGGCGAGCAAGCTGGTCTATCAACAGAGACAGACAGAGACATTCTGGCTAAATCTGATGCTATGGCAATTGATCTTCACTACACATATCATCCTGTTGGTTCTAAGTGGGCAGTTACAACAACTAACCCAAACAGAACACAACTTGCAACTGTAGGCAACTGGTCGAAAGTCTACGAGACAAAGAACATTGGTATCGTTAGAGCTACCAACGTATCCACTCAAGACTAAAGGTAATTAAATTATGCCAAGTTTATTCGAGGTTAGTGCTGGTAAGTTAGCTGGACCAACAACAGGTGGTACAGTTACCCAAGCAACAAACAAATCTACAGGTGTAACTCTAAATACAGAGTCAGGTCAAATAACAATGAACGATGCAGCTTTAGCTGCTGCTGCAGAAGTATCATTCACAGTAACTAATGACAAGATTACTGCAACTGATGTTGTAGTAGTCAATCATGGTTCTGGTGGTACTGCTGGTAGCTATTTAGTTGCTGCAAACACTGTTGCTGCTGGTTCTTTTGCAATCACAGTTTCAAACGTTTCTGCTGGTTCATTAAGTGAAGCTATTGTCATTAACTTTGTTGCACTTAAAGGTGCTTCAAGCTAATGGGAATGTTCGCTTTTAAGCGTATGAGAGAACAAGAGGCTGCCAAAGCGGTGGTCTCTGTTCCTTCTAAAAAAAAGAAATCTAAACTAAAACAAAATGGCAATCACGATAGACGCAACAGTAGGGGGAGCATCAGCAAACAGCTACATAACTCTGTCTGATGCAAACACAATTATTGAGGGTTTAGTTGCAGATGATGATGTTGCTGCATGGGACGGGTCATCTACAGATAATAAAAACAGAGCTTTATATACTGCTGCAGTGAGAGTTGATAGAGAAAGATTTTTAGGAGCAAGAGTAACCAATACACAAGCATTACAATGGCCAAGACAAGGCGTGCGAAAACCAGATACTTACATCAATACATATTCAATAGGTTTTCCATTTAGAATTTCAACTGATTATTTTGCAGAGACAGAAATACCAGAACAAGTTAAAAAAGCACAAGTAATACTAGCTGTTTACTTGAATAATAATCGTAATGGTTTAGGATTGAGTGGTCTTGAGGATTTTAAAAATGTAAAAATTGGTAGTCTTGATGTAACACCGAATTTTTATGGTTCGGTTGGTGCTGATAGAGTACCACCACTATTTGAACGCTATTTTACTGGCTTAAGAATAAGTGGCCCCGGCAACGTTGCAATTAAAAGGAGTTAACAATGAGCTATTACCCAGCAGCAGTTATTATCAATGACACAAGTACAGTTACAGGAAGATTTGGCTGTATAAAAGCACTAAAGGATTCAGAAATCGCTACTTTAGTTGCAGAAAATATTACTGGCGATTTAACAAGTATAGAGTTCAAATCTAATTGTGCAATTGAAGGTGTCATTACAAGTATTACTCTTGCAAGCGGTACCGTTATTGCTTATAAATTATGAGCCTTGCAAACGCATTAAAAAAAGCTGCATCAAAAACACTTCTTAAGCTTGGTGGTGATATAACATTAAGGCGTGTTACCAATGGGATTTATAATCCAGCTACTGGTACTATTTCAGAAACAATTTCTGATACTACGATTAAAGGTGCGCTTACAAATGTATCTAGGTCTGAAGTAAATGATCTTGTTGAAGCACAAGATAAATTATTAATAATATCTGCTGGTGATATAACTTTTGTACCTACTACGAAAGATAAAGTGATTGTTGCTGGTGTTGAATTTAAAATAATACAGATAAAAATTGATGAGCAAGATAATACACCGATTGCCTACCAACTTCTTTTGAGATAACTATGGCCAGACAAATAAAAGTTACCCAGATTGATGATGTATTTAAAGAAGCAGTACAAGAATTAGTGCAAAAAACTACATTGCGCTGGACTGCACTTTCAAAAAAAGCTACACCTGTTGATACTGGTAACTTGAGAAATGGCTGGAAAACAAAGATAACACCATATAGAGGAACAATTATAAATGCAGTTGAATATGCGGAACCAGTTATATTTGGAACATCTTTACCACCTAGTTGGCAGGGTAAATATAGAACAAGACAGCAAACAATAAAAGGGTTTCCAGAATTACAGGCAAAACAATTAACAGCACAATATATACCTAACCAATTAAAAAAAATTATTAGAGGTATGTAATGGCTGCAACTAATTTAAACACCGTTCGTAAGATAATTGAAAAACGTCTTAACGATGAATTTAGAACAGGGCCATCTATCCCTTTGGTTTTTAATAATGTACCTTTTGATTCTTCTACGCTAGACACATATATTCAATGTATTACAAGTTTTGGATCAAGTGAATACCTTACACAGCAAGCACCAAATTCTGCTACCACTGCAACAAACCTTGTTGTGGGTCTTACTACTTTTAATATATATACAGCTCAAGGATTAGGCGCTGGCGCTAATTTTGATATTGCTAAAAGGTTAAGAAATTTATACAATAGAATCACTGTTTCAGATGTAAGGTTTGATCCACCTATAGGGCCAGAGGTATTAGAGCCAACACCAGAAGGTAAATTTCAAACTCAAGTAAGAATTACATTTGAATTATATGAAGCATTGACACCATGATAGAGATAACAGAAGAAATGCTTGATGCTATTGAAGCTGTTAAAGGTAGAAGGGAGCCACAATATTGGGACCATCAATGTAGAAGGTATATGGAAAAACAAAAAAATCTTATAGATTTATCAAAAGATGAACTTGAACAAAAAGGTAGAAAACTTGGAATTGAATTAGATAAAAGAAAATCTAAAGACAAACTTATTGCAGAAATAGAAAAATTACTAAAAAAAGGTTAATATAATTATAAATCTTTCTTTTAATTGTTATGGCTGCTGTAAAAGGTGATGTTGGGCAAGTCAAATTTGATGATGGCGGCTCTTCAGTTAACCCTGTATTAGGTACAAGATCTTGGTCTATGTCCATGACCAAAGATACCCAAGAAACAACTGTTCAGGGTGACACGTTTAAAAAATTTATTGGTGGACTTATTGAAGGTGAAGGCACTGCTGAATTAGTCTATGATAACGCTGCCTCTGGTGAGACTGCAACTTTTGTAGACGGTATTTTGACAACAGGTGATAATGCAACAGCAGCTTTTGAACTTTTTCCTGATAGTGCTAGTGGTTCTGCAAAAATAAGTTTTAATGGTCTTATAACAAGCTTTGAGCAAAGTTCAGCTTTAGGTGATGTTAACGTAATTACAATTACATTTAAGCCATCTGGCACTATTACATCAGCTATCTAGTTAATCTATGCCAAATAAAAGAAGCGCAGAAGTTTTACTTGCAGCATTTAAAGATGAAATGGTTGTAAGAAGACAGTTTGATGTTAAAAACTCAAAAGATGAAGTTATTATGAGTTTGTACTTCAAACCTATTACAAGATATGCAAGGGTCCGAGCGCAACAACTTGCAGGGGCTGGTGCTGATGCTTTAGTTATTTCAACCCAACTTCTCTGCCAGATGGCTGAGAAAGAAGATGGGACACCAGCTTTTGATATGTCAGATGCACCAATACTACAAAGACAACTTCCGGAAAAAGTATTGAATGATCTTGAGCTATTTTTAAACGATATACAGCTTGATATTGACACAGCAAAAAAAGGATAAAAGGGGATAGCTGGTTTAGATTCGAGTTTTTCCTAGCAACAGAACTTGGTAAGACAGTACAAGAACTCAGGATGAATATGACTGAGGTAGAGCTTATTTATTGGGCTGGTTATTATGAAGTAAAGACCGAAGAAGAAAAAAGGGCATTGCAACGACAAAAAACGCATTTAAGGTAATATAGAGAAAAGGTTTTTATTTTTTTGTGGCAGAAGCAGTTGTTAGGTTAAGAGTTGATGCTACTGGTGCTACAACGGCATTAAGAAATGTTCAGCAACAAACAAATAAGTTATCAGTTGCATCAAATCGTGCGACCTCATCTTTAACCGCAACATCTACTGCAGCAAAAGGTTTAGGTGCTTCTTTGGCTGCGTCCCTTGGACCTCTTTTAGCTGTTGGTACTGCATTTACTGCTGTAAGTAATAGTGTTGGAACTTTTTTAGCTAGAGATAGAGATATAAAAATACTTACACAGGGTTTACAAAATTTAGGTGCTAGCGCAGGTGATTTGAGAGACTTGCAAATTGCAGCTGATGAACTTGGTAGGACAACTTTATTTAATGAAGAAGATTTTACAAGAGGTTTTAACTTATTAACAAGTTTTAGAAATATCGGTGTTGACGCCTATACACGAGTAGCACAAGCAGCCGCAGATATTGCACAAGTTAACCAAGTTGATGTAAGTACATCATTTATGCAATTAGCAAAAGCATTACAAGATCCTGAAAGAAACTTATCTAACTTGAATCGTTCAGGTATCGCGTTTACAAAACAACAAACAGAAGTTATCAAGCAACTTATGAAAACAAATAAAGTTGCTGAAGCACATGCAATGATATTAGATATTGTTGAAGAAAGTTATAACAAATTATCACAAGCTGCAGCAGGTGGGTTTGCTGGTTCTGTTGATACATTAGGAGAATCTTTTAGAGACTTTAGTGAAGTATTAGGTAAGGCGCTTGTACCTGTTATAGAACCAGTTGTAAAAGGCTTAACGCAATTACTTACATTTTTAACTACAGAAGGCGGCCAAGCAGTAATGATTTTAACTGCGTTAGGTGGAGCAGCAAAAGCACTTTCATTAACATTACCTTTGTTAAGTGCTGGCATGATGAAAGTTGCCGCTGCTGGTGGTGTGTTAACTATTGCCTTAAATGCTATACCTTTTGTTGCTATTGCAACAGGTGTAGGATTATTAACAACAGCAATACTTAAACAAAAAAATGCACAAAAAGAATTAAATGATGCAATTGCTTCAGGCTCAGAATCCCAAGTAAAAGAACAACTGAAAGAACAAGAGAAAGTTTTAGAAAGTATTAATGCAAGATTAGAAAATGCTCATGGAAGAAGAAAGAAAAATCTTGAAGCACAGAAAGAAGAAATTGAGGCAGACATAAGGTTGCTTCAAGGAAGACAAACAACTCTTGAATCTGACAAACTTATAAATGATAAATTAAGAGAAAGAAATGAATTACACAAAAACAATGTAAAAGAAATTGAAAACCAAAAAACTAAAACAGATGAATTACGAGAAAAAATGACTGCTGTTGGTGAAGAAATAGAAAGCAGTATTAAAAATAATTTAAGGGACGCTATCACAGGTGCAAAGTCATTTGGTGAAGCTATGACTGGTGTTCTTAATAAAATAAGAGATAAAATGTTAGATAAAGTTTTAGATAATTTATTTGGTGGATTTGGAGAAGCATTTGGTAAGGGCGCAAGCGGTGGTGGAGGTGGTGGAATCGGTGGCTTTATTGGAAAGATTTTTGGTGGTTTATTTGCCAATGGTGGCCAACCACCTGTTAATAAAATTTCAGTCGTGGGCGAGCGAGGCCCTGAACTTTTTGTCCCTCGTTCTGCTGGTACTGTTGTACCTAATGAAAAAATCGGCGGTTCAAATATTACAAATAATATTAGTATTAATGTAGATGCTACAAATTCAAATGTTCAATCTGATGATGATGGGCAGCAGTTTGGTCAAGCTCTTGCAAGTGCTATACAAGCAGAAATTGTTAAACAAAAACGTAG